ACCGACACCAACACCAACACCTGGCGGTGGCGGTGGCGGTGGCGGTGGGGGTGGTGGTGGGGGCGGATTCGTGGCAGCCGAAATGAAAGCGGTTGCTAAGAAACTAGAATCTTCAACAGGATCAGCAGCAAGTGCCTTTGGAACTTTGACGACAGCAGAAAAAGCAGTATTGGGTGGATACAAACCATTTGTGGGGGCAGAAACAACTATCAGCGCCCCAACAATTTCAGCACCATCAACTGTTGGATTAGGCACATCAGGAACAGGTTCACAATTGCCACCTGGAGTGACAATCAACATGACTGTTCAGGGCAATGTAACCACCGAGAAGGATTTGGTTACATCAATCCGCAACGGATTGCTTCAAGGGCAAAATAGCGGTCAGACGATTCTCAAAGATGCAACGGCGCTCTAATGGCAGGCATTCCACAACTCGGCGTTACGATTGACTTCACAAACGGCCCGGCATTTATTTCCACAGCCTTCACCCTAGATGACCCAATAAAAGGACTTCTAGGAACAGGGCAACTTGCAGATGCCGATGATTCAATTGATGTTTCAGCGATTGTATTGCGAGCATCAATCCGTAGAGGACGAAACAGAATTCTTAGCAAATTTGAAGCAGGAACGGCAACCGTTGAGATTCTTGATGAAACAGGCGACTTTAATCCGGCCAACCCATCAGGGCCTTATTACGGCAAACTGATTCCACTTCGAAAGATTCGGATTTTTGCCGACTACGAAGGCGTTCGCTACTATCTTTTTTCAGGCTTTATCACTAGTTATGACACCACCTTCGCGATCGGTGTGAACGAAGTATCGCGAGTCATTCTCAGTTGCGTGGACGGTTTCAGGCTTCTCAACAACATCACGATCACAAATGTGCCAGGAACGAGCGCAGGTCAACTTAGCGGAGTACGCATAGAAAATCTGCTTGACTTGGTAGATTGGCCAGAATCGCAGCGAGACATCAACGCCGGCGACAGCACCCTGCAAGCAGACCCAGGAACATCTAGAAACTTACTTGATGCGATTCAAACCGTTGAAAATAGCGAATTTGGTGGATTCTTCGTAGATGCAGAAGGAAACGCTACCTTTTATTCAAGAACCACAGTTAGCCAATACGCAGACTCAACCCCCACCAATTTCAGCGATGATGGAACCGAGATCGGGTATCAACAGATAGATTTAGCCTTTGACGACACCTTGATCGTGAATAATGTATCAGTAACTCGGCTCAACGGAACTAGTCAAATCGTTTCAGATCAGACCTCAATTGATAACTACTTCCTTCATTCAGGCAAGCGAGAAGGAATCTTGGTTCAAACGGATACAGAATCCCTTGACCAAGCAACGATGATCTTAGAATCTAGAAAAGACTCACTTGTTCGCATAGATTCAATGACCTTAAATCTTGTTGAAGAAAATGAGCAGGCACGCAACATTGCAGGCTTAAACCTTGAAATCTTTGACCTTGTCAACATTACAAAGACGATGCCAGGTTCCACATCAATCACTAGAGAATTATTCGTGCAAGGACTACAACACGACATCACAAAAACGACATTTACCACTAAAGTTCTCACAAGCGAACCGATCATCCAGGCATTTATTCTAGACAGTACAACTCAAGGAGTCTTAGACACCGCCGGCGTTCTAAGCTACTAAACAAGGAGAAATCATGGCAGGAGCAGGATACAAACTATTCGCAACAGGAGATGTGCTAACAGCAGCTCAAGTCAACACATATCTGATGGAACAGACGGTGATGAGATTTGCAGATTCAGCAGCTCGAACAACAGCCTTATCGGGCGTGCTTGCAGAGGGGATGGTTTCTTACTTACAGGACACAAACACTTTGGAAGTTTATGACGGAGCCGCGTGGGTAGGTGCAACAGGAGATATCACAGGACTAACAGCCGGCACAGGCATCAGCATTTCAAGCGCAACAGGGCCGGTGCCAACTGTCACAAACTCAATGGCAACAGAGATCACAGCCAAAGGTGATTTAATTGTTGGAACAGGATCAGGAACTTTTGACAATCTCCCTGTTGCAGAAAACGGAAGCACAATTGTAGCAGATTCTTCCGCTTCGGTCGGAATTAGATACCAAGTGCCAGTCAATCCTAATCCTGTAATAAATTCAGCGATGCAGGTTTGGCAACGCGGAACTTCTTTTACTGACCCATCAGGTGTTACCGCTAATACTGCCGATAGATGGATTGCCTACATCGGCGCAACTGGTCGAACAATTTCAAGACAAGTTACAGGCGATACCACAAATCTACCTTTTATTCAGTATTGCTTGCGTTACCAAAGAAACTCAGGCACAACAAATACAAATATCCATTATCTGATACAACAATTTGAAACCATCAACACAATTCCATATGCAGGCAAAACTGTCACATTGTCATTTTATGCAAGACGAGGTGCAGGTTTTGCATCAACTGACGGCACAGGAAATCAATTAACTGGTGTAATTAGAACATCAACTAGCACAGACGGAAATGCTCTTAGTGGTCCGTGGGTGGATAATTTGCAGCCAGTCGGTGGAGTGACAACTGGACTTTCTACAACTTGGCAACGCTATTCATTTACTGGAACATTGTCATCAACTGCAACCTCAATGGCAGTTCAAATTTCTTGTCAGCCAACTGGCACTGCTGCGGCTAACGATTTCTTTGAAGTTACAGGCTTGCAAGTCGAGTGCGGTTCAGTAGCCACACCATTTAAGACCTATGCAGCAACAATCCAAGGAGAATTAGCCGCTTGTCAGAGATACTTCTATGACCCATTGGCAGGAGTTACAGATACAGACAGAGCAATTGCTCCAACGTTTATGGACACGACTACAACAATCCAAGGAGAATTAGCCGCCTGTGCAAGATACTTCCCAGTAATTACAGTACAAGAAGCAACAGGTTATGGATACGCAACCAATAATGGTATTTACACAATTCCATTTTTAACAGAGGCAAGAACTGCGCCGACAGGTATGACAATTATTTCGGGTAGTGCATTGGCTTATGGTAGAAATGTCGGTTACAGCGTAACACCCGCTTTTAATAGCGGCGGAAAATCAATGGCTAATGTAACTGTCACTTCTGGATTAACTTTAACGGCGGGCGAAGGTTCAAGATTAGGCAACAACTTTATTGTTGGCTTTACAGGATGCGAGTTGTAAAATGGAAACTTATCTAAACACAGATGGCGTTGAGTGCGTAATCATTACAAATGAGGACGGCACAGTATGGTCAGGCTTAAAGTCTGCTTATGATGAAATGCTACAGCAAGCGGAACAATCCACACCGCTAACCAACGCCATCGAAAAAGATGTGGTTTAATAAATCTATGACAAACACAATTCAAGTATCACCACAGGCACAGGCAGAAATGTTATGGTTAATGGCAGAAAATGATTCTAAAATAATACCTGCCAATCTTTTTAAGATTATCTGCGCTAAGTACCCAGTGGAACAATCCACACCGAACCTGACGGTTTAGGTGCTATCATCTAGCGTATGGAACTCATACCGCTAGAGCAGATCGCAGAGCAGCTTCACAATAGATATCGGACAAGTGGATATTCAGAGCAGTTATTCAAGCAGGATATGCAGATAATCAGACGGCTAGGTGTCCACCCTGCGGTGGCCACTTATGCCGATCTTGAGCGTGTCATTCTTCAAGCTACGAAGCAATCCACAAAGGCAACCTATGTTGCCCGATTGCGCTCAATCTATAAGTCTTTGAACAAGATGAACCTAGTCAATGGCAATAATCCTGCCGAAGCCCTACCTCAAGTCAAACCAGGCAGAGGCGTGCCAAAGCCTGTGACAAAGGGGGAATATCAAAAGTTGCTCGCAGATGCCAAGAACAAACTGATGCACGATTGGTTCATTTTGGGTGGTACCGCAGGACTTCGGGCAATGGAAGTTGCCAACATTCGAGGTTCAGATTTGATTGAACACGAAGATGGCTACTCTTTACGGGTACAGGGCAAAGGTGGAACTGACTTAATTATTCCAATTTCACCGATAGTTTCAGATGTAATTAAGTCCTACAATACGCTTGGCAGATTGTGGCAAGTCACCCCCAACAAACTTTCAAGCAGAGCAGCAAATGAAATGCGCCGTATTTTAGGCGAGGATGCTAAACATTTTCACTCATTGAGGCATTATTTTGCCACAACAATGCTTGAAAAATCAGGGGGAGATTTGATTGCAGTAAAAGAGTTGATGCGACATACCAGCGTTGCAACCACTCAGATTTATACACAACTCGCACAAGGTAGAACTAGATCACTAGTCAATTTGCTTAAATAGGAGAAAAATGGCTTCCTCAAAACAACTGCTTGTCACCTCAACAGCTCAGATTCTTGTTGAATCCTACGGTGAGAACCGCCGAGTCCTTCTGACAAATAGCAACGATCACCCCTGCTATCTTGGCGGAGCCGATGTCACTTCAAGCACAGGTATGCAATTTCAGAAAGACACAAGCCTTGATTTTCTCGTTCCCATCAAAAGTGTGATTTATGCCGTGGCAAATGGCAACAACAACACCACCGTATCCGTTCTTTACTTGGAACCATAAGATGACAGTTCAAGATTGGGCAGCACTCACAGTTTCTCTTTTGACAATCGGTGGAGCATTCCTTGCCGTGACTCGATGGCTTGTCAAGCATTACCTGAATGAATTGAAGCCCAATGGCGGTTCAAGCATGAAAGATTCAGTTGAGCGATTGGAGCGACAGGTTGAAGAGATTTATCGCATCCTTCTTTCTCGCTCTAACTCTTAGCAGTTGCAGTTATCAGGGTTGGGTTCGCTACCCTTGCCAAGAGTTTGAAAATTGGGAAAAACCTGAATGCAATAAACCGCAATGCGAAATCACAGGAACCTGCACCTCTGACCTACTTCCGGAGATATTTGATGAAACGCCGTGAGCGATACACAGCCGAAGAATTACACGCTCGACTTGTTGTGAGCATAGGAATCATCCTTGCAATCGTCTTTGCAGGATCGGTATTTGCGCTCTTGTGGGCATTAGTATTTGTGACCCAACCGATGAGGCAAGCACCCAATGATGCAGCCTTCATTGACCTAGTTGCAACATTGACGGTCTTTCTCACAGGAACTTTGGCAGGGATAGTCTCTGCAAATGGACTCAAATCAAAACCAAAACAAGGGGAGAACAATGTCAGCTCAACTCAATAAGTTTCTTGATGTGGCACGAGGCGAAGAAGGCTTCATTGAAGGCCCTGCCGATAATCAAACCCACTATCAAAAGGCAAATCAACCCTGGTGCGGTGCCTTCGTCAACTGGGTGGCAAAACAGGCAAAAGTGACCTCAATCCCCAACTGCACATTTACCCCTTCAGGGGCGCAAGCATTTCAGGCAAAGGGCAAGTGGGAAGATGCCGAGGTTGCCACGCCCCTGCCAGGTGACATCGCCTTCTTTGATTTCCCAGGAGATGGAATTGATCGAATCTCTCATGTTGGCATCGTCTTGCAGGTTCGAGATGATGGAACTGTCGTGACAATTGAGGGCAACACGGCACCTGATAAAAAAGGCGATCAGCGCAACGGCGGTCAAGTATGCCGTAAGGTTCGCGCCTACAAGACAAAAAATCGGGGCAAACTCAAGCCATCCTTGCCCGTGTTCATCGTTGGATTCGGCAAGCCTACCTTTAAGGAGTAATGATGTTTGACAAAGTAAAACTTGAAGCAATTGCAAAGACATATCTTCGTGCAGCAGCAGCAGCCGTTGCAGCTTTATATCTTGCAGACCCAAATCAACCTTTGAAGAATTACCTTGCAGCAGGATTGGCAGCAGTTGCCGGGCCTGTATTGAAGGCATTTGATTCCAAGTCAACAGAATTTGGCAAAGGAAGCAAGTAAAAAATGCATCGGGGGGAAATTTTAGATGAGGCAAAACGCCTCACACATACTGATCGTCAAAAAAACTATGGATCACCGTATGTAAATCACAAGCGCATCGCAGACCTGTGGAGTGTGTATCTTGAAACTGAAATAACACCTTCACAGGTCGCTTTGTGTTTATGTCTTGTGAAAATAGCTCGCTTGATTGAGACACCTGACCACGAAGATTCATTCATAGACTTGGCAGCATATGCCGCGATTGCAGGGGAGATTGAATCAAAATGGAAATGATCACACTTGTTCCAACTCGTGGGCGACCACAAAATGCCGTTGAACTCTTAGCCTGTCACGATGACCTTTCATCTGCCTCACGCTTGCTCTTCATTGTTGACTATGACGACCCAAAGGCAGATGAATACATCTTTGAAGTAGGCGATGATTATGTGATCACCTGCAACAATGACTCTCGCGGTATGGCAAAGCCACTCAATTATGTGGCACGCAAGTATCAAGATAAATACAAGTATTTCACCTTCGTTGGCGATGACCACCGCCCACGCACCGCCGATTGGGATGCAAAACTGATCGAGGCGTTGCAACAGGCACCGTCACTTGCCTACGGCAACGACCTACTTCA